GTGGTGTAACCAGTAAATCTCCAGCTGGCGGCATGAACATGGATGCCAGTGGTTTCAATATCAGAAGTTCAGGGCAGTTGAACATAGATGCTACTGCTATTAATTTTCAGAATAATCAGGCCACTGCACTGGATTCTCTGGACTTTGATTTGGATGATCCAGTTAGACCCGAAGGTGCCAGAAATGCTTTTAGCGGACTCTTGGTCGGCAGAAAAGATTTTGTTAGCATTAAGGTAGAAGATAGCCAGGCCATTAGCATAGCCGACAAATACTGTATAGATGCCGAAGAGCAATCCGACGATCCCGAAACCAAAAAACAATTGCGTGATAAACTTATTAGCAGCGGTCTAGCCACCGAAGCCGATCTAGACAAAAAGCCCGTGGAACAGTCTGATGTCCAGGCAGTATCTACAAATAATGCTCAGATTGTTGCACCCAGCGCATTTTGTCTGGGACTAACCGAAGCTCCCGACAGCTTTAAACTAAGTCCTAATTTTACTTTAGGTCAATTAACTTCTAGATCGGCCTGTAGTGCCACACCACTGGTTGCTCAGGCTGGACTTTCCTATGGACAACTTTTGCAGAATTTGCAGGCCGTTGCCTTAAACATCTGTGAACCAGTTTTCAATTTGTATCCAAACATGTACATAACCAGTGGGTTTAGAACAGTAGGCAGCAATCCAACCAGCCAGCACCCCAAGGGGCAGGCTGTAGACATACAGTTCAAGGGCATAGCAGCCAGCGAATACTTTAAGATAGCTAACCTGTTGGCCAAAGCCCTTAACTATGATCAGTTGCTTTTAGAATATTCAAACTATACCAGAAACCCCTGGATACACATTAGTTTTAGTCATAATACCAAGAATCGTAACCAGGTCCTGACCTTTTGGAATAACAAGACACATGCACAAGGACTGGTACAGCTAGCATGAAACGCATAGCCTGTGAAGGAGACAGCATATCAGCAGGTGTTGGCTATGTAATAACACGTGCGGGGCAATCTACGGTTCGTATAAACGGAAGGCTTGTTGCTGTTGCTGACCCAGCTGGTGCTGCTCAGGTATCTAACCATCCCAGCAGCCATAATAATGTAAAAATATCTCAGGGAAGTCCAACTATTTTTATAGCCGGCAAACCTGTGGCAAGAGCCGGAGATTTACTGACCTGCAGTACACATGTTATTTCACCTTCATTGGGATTAATTGTTAGTACTACGGTTTTCGATGCCTGATCTTAACAATAAATAATAGATGTCAAGAGCTACCCGCACCTATTCCGATATAGACTTTGCTTTTAGCAAAGCTGCTAACAATGATTTAGCAGTCAAGTATGACGAAAATGCTGTCAAGCAATCGGTTCGAAACCTGGTTTTAACAGCAAATTATGAACGTGCCTTTCATCCTGAAATAGGGTGTCAGGTACACAATATGCTGTTTGAAAATTTTACACCCGTAACCGAACAGATTATACGTCAGACTGTTTACGATGTTTTAAACAAATTCGAACCCAGAATTTTTGTTTTGGGTGTTGAAACAAATTCTATAGACGATGACAACAATCAATTGAACATAAGTGTGACCTTTAGATTTAAAAATGATGCCCGCCCAATTACTGTAAATACATTTCTTAGTAGAGTTCGCTGATGGCTAATCTAAGAGTTACCGAATTAGATTTTGATACAATCAAGAGCAATTTAAAAGAGTTCTTGAAGGATCAGGATACCCTTAACAGCTATGATTTTGAAGGTAGTGCTCTAAGCGTTCTACTCGATCTTCTTAGTTACAATACACATTACAATGCCTATCTGGCCAATATGCTGGCCAATGAAATGTTCCTGGACAGTGCAGTCAAGCGTGAAAGTGCTTCAAGCATTGCTCGGCATCTAGGCTTTGTTCCACGCAGTGCCCGAGGAGCTGTTGCTACAGTAAACTTTAGTATTTTAGATAATACAACAGGTTCTTCGCAGGCTACACTAGAACGCTATAGTGTCTTTAATTTTAATATAAATGGCACAAACTATCCGTTCGTTAATGAAGAAGCCCAGACTGTCTTTGGCATAGACGGAAACTTTAATTTTACCAATGTAAAGTTAAAACAAGGAACTCCTGAACTTTTTAGATATACAGTACAGAATCCAGGACCCGATGAAAAATATGTTATACCCAATGACGACGTAGATACTACAAGTATTTTGGTTAGTGTTCAGACAAGTGCTACTGATACCACTACAACTACTTTTAGGGTGTCTACTAGCATAGACGGTGTAGATGGAACCTATAAAAATGGCAGAGTCTGTTTCCTAGAAGAAAACCAGTTTGGTAGATATCAGATTTATTTTGGTGATGGTGTAGTCGGTTACAAGTTATCGGCTGGCAACATAGTAAATATTGAGTATATTCTTACCAAAGGTGCTGCTTGCAATAGTTTGCCTAGTGAGACCCTAGCATTTACGCTATCCACGGTCCCAACTAACCTAACAACCAGTACTTTAATTTCCAGAAGTGTGCTTAGCAGGCCGGCCTATGGTTCTGCTAGACATACCATAAAAGAAATCAAGTATCTGGCTCCCCTTATTCGAGCAGCTGCTGACCGAGCAGTTACCAGAAATGACTACGAAGCTCTTATCCAAAATTTCAAGCCCCAGATTGAAAGTGTTAGTGTTTGGGGTGGCGAAGAAAACGATCCACCTATCTACGGTAAAGTCTTCATTAGTGCCAAACCCACAGTCGGGTTGGTTCTCGACGAAGCAACCAAAGACGAAATAAAGTTTGAAATTCTAGCCAAGAGAAAAGTTTTGGCAATTACGCCTGAAATAGTCGATCCCGAATATCTACATTTGGGTCTGGATGTTAAGGTAAAATTTAATAGCAATCTAGCTGGCTCCAGTGCTTCGAGATTGCAAAGTTTAATTAGACTCAGGACAGAAAATTATTTTGATACCGAACTAGAAAAGTTCAACAAGAATTTTATTTATTATAAGTATTTGAATGAACTCGATGGACTAGATGATAGCATTACCAGTATTCTGGTAGCTTTACGTCTGCAACGTAGACTTGACCCTAGACTAAATGTAGCCAACGAATTTAGTAATTTTAACAACATAAAGATGTATAATAGAATACATCCGAATAGTGTTCGGAGTACTTATTTTACCATACTAGACCTAGACAATGTACTAAAGACAGTTTACTTTAGAGACAATGCTGGTAACCCACCGAACTACAATGGTACCGGCGAGCTTGAACTCTGGACTGTAGACCCTACTAATAATACTTCTACATTATTATTGCCCAGACAAGGCACTGTAAACTATGCTACTGGTGAAATAAGTACTCGACAATTTACACCCAGAGGCTTCAAGGGCACCATGGGTGACATGAGATTCATGGCCGATGTTCAGGAAGCTAACTTTGATGTATCAGTAGCTCGTAACGTATTGTTAACATTGGACGATAGTTTGTATGTACCAACTGCTGGTCTACCTCCGGGCCTAACTATAAACGTAACTGCAGTTAGCGAATAATGGCAAGTTATCTAGAAAATCGAATCAGCGCACTGGCAGAAACACAGCTGCCTGCGCATGTTCGCCAGGAATACGAAACCTTTGTATTGTTTACCGAAGCCTACTATGAGTTTCTAGAACAGAGCAAGGCTCCACAGGAAATCATACAGAACATTCAGCTCTATGGCGACATTGACGAAAGTATATCCGACTTTATAAATTATTTCTATAAAAATTATTGTGCAGATTTTCCAGTCAATCCCGAAGCCGACAAAAAATTAACTCTTAAGCATGTCAATGAACTCTATGAACGCAAGGGTTCAGAAAAGGCTGTTAAACTTCTGTTTAGACTTTTGTTTAATAATGATGTAAGTTTTTACTACCCCGAAATACAGGTACTAAAGGCCAGCGGCGGACGTTTTAGAGACAGACTTAGTATTCGCGTTAATGCTCCTTTCAGGACCATGAAACGAATCATAGGACACAAGATCATTGGAGCGATTTCTGGAGCGTCGGCTCGAGTCACAGACGCTCAAAATGTCGATCTAGTAAACCAGACCATAGAATTATTTTTGGACAGAAAAACACTTAATGGTGCATTTAGTCCCTATGAAAATGTCTACTGTAATTTACCTGGCCAGAGTAATGAACTTTTTATTACCAAGACTTTTCTGGCATTCTTAGGACGTGATCCTAGTGAGGCTGAAATTTTAAGTAATGTTTTGGATCTTGAAGACGGAACTATTCTCCCCAAGGATCTAATTCAGACTCTGGCTCAATCAGAAGAGTGTGAAGATTATCTGGTAACTAATCTGGACTTCATGAAAGTCCTTATGCTACAGGCCACAGGCAACGAATTAACCAACGACGAATTCGTTTTGGACTATGGCCAAAGACTCTTGACTGGTACCAGCAGAACTGATATCATCAAAGAAATACTTGGTACAAAAACCAGTGTAGAATACCTACAGTATGTTCTTAGGAACAATGATAGTATCATAGTTACTGCCAATGTAAGACCAGTAGTTACCAATGTAACTGTTATAGATCGCGGCTATAACTATAATGTTGGTGATATAGTAACCATAGACACTAACCTAGGCAATAATTATTTGACTGCTAAAGTAGCAGAAATAAGTTATTTTAGACGCTCTAATTTTGACAGTAACCTAGCCAATGGCGCGA